AGAATTGGTAAGGAGAAAAAGCAATTAGAAATTAAAACCAAAATTATTGAGAAGACTGGTTTTGATGAAGTCATGATGGTTGATGATAGCTTGCTTTCTGGACCTAGTTCAGAGTATAATAGTATCAAAGATCAAATTCAGTACCGCAACCGATGATTGGAAATCTTGAACCAGAAGAGCAAGTTATGGATGAAAGCGTAAAGTTTTCCAGTTCTGTTCTCAATAAAATTGCTGTTGCACTTGAGACACTAGGATGGGACTATAATGACGATATTGTCGTTGATATCGGAGGAACTCAAGTATCAGGTATTGATATAGGTGAAGAGTATAATAAAAAATGGCAATCTCCTATTGGCACTCGCAAATACAATAAAGATGCTTTTATCGTGATTAAGAATCTTGATAGAAGTCCTTTTGAACCATCTAAAGCAAATCCGGACCTGAAAGCACATCACGCAGAATAAAATTGTTAAATGCTCCATAGTGTATAAATAACTATAACATTACGGAGCATTATGCCTAATCAATATAGTGGTGTTGGAAGGGAAAATAGATTAAAAGCAATAGAAGAAGGTAGAAAAACTTATGAGGGCTCTACCGCCTGTAAACATTGTGGTAGTTATGAAAAATATGTTTCTACTTCAAGTTGTGCTCCTTGCTTGAAGAAAAAAGGTCTTGAAAAATTGAATAATGAAGAGTTGATGAAACCTTATAGGACAAAGGAGAAGGGTAAAAAAAGACTCGATAAATGGAGAGAAGAAAATTATGAAAAATATAAAGAGCAGTGGGGAAGATATCCAGAAAAAAATAATATGCGAGCATCTAAAAGAAGAGCAGCAGTAAGAAATCAAACTCCAGATTTAACAGAAGAGCAGGTAAAGGAAATATTGACTATCTACGAAGAGTGTAGTAGGATATCTAATAAAACTGGTATTCCTCACGAAGTAGACCATATTATTCCCATATGTAAAGGTGGATTACATCATCCAAATAATCTCCAAATTTTAACTATGAAAGAAAATCGTAGCAAAGGTGGTAAATGAAAGTCGCAATTTTGAGTGATACTCACTATGGTGCTAGAAAGGGTTCTAAGTTTCTTCATGATTACTTCGAACTCTTTTATCAAAATGTTTTCTTCCCTGCCCTGAAAGAGTATGGTGTTGAGGCAGTCATTCATATGGGTGATGCGTTTGATAGTCGAAAGTCAATTGATTACCAAAGCCTTGAGTGGTCTAAGAGAGTTGTTTTTGATAACCTCAAAGATTATGATGTGCATATGATTATTGGTAATCACGATACATATTATAAGAATACAAACGAAGTAAATTCTCCAGAACTTCTTCTTCAGACTTACTCTAATATTAAGACCTATAGTAATCCTGCAGAAGTTAAAATTGGTGGGTTGGATATTTTACTTTTACCGTGGATTAATCAAGGAAATGAAGAAGCATCTTATCAACTTATTAAAGAGACAACTAGCAAGGTCGCGATGGGGCACCTCGAACTCCAAGGATTTAGAGTTAATCGACAAATCGTCATGGATCATGGTCTTTCAAGCGAGTTATTTGAGAAGTTCAAATATGTCTTCTCCGGTCACTATCACACTCGATCGAATGATGGACGAATCTTCTACTTGGGCAATCCCTATGAAATGTTCTGGTCTGACGTCAACGATACTAGAGGATTTCATATATTCGATACGGAAAACCTTACTCTAACTCCAATTGATAACCCTTATAAATTATTTCATAACATCTACTATGAAGATACCAACTACAAGTTGTTTAATGCTTCGGAATATGAAAACAAAATTGTAAAGGTTATTGTCCGTAAAAAGACTAATCCAAAAGATTTTGAAAAGTTTATTGACAAACTTCATTCCTCTGGAGTTCAAGAACTGAAGATTGTTGAGAATTTTGATATTAATGAATCTGAAGAATTTGAAATTGATGAAGAAGAAAACACTATTTCGATTCTAAATCGATATATTGATGATTCTGAGTTTGAATTTGATAAAAATGTAATTAAAGGTATCTTTCAGGATTTGTATAGACAAGCTTGCGAAGTTGAATAATGTATCTTCTAACTCTTAAAGATAAAAAAAGTGATGGTGCCTATGCTGTTCAAGATCAGTATGGACATAATGTTTTATTCTTATTTGAAGAGGAAGATGATGCGGAAAGATATGCCATGATGCTCGAAGATCAAGAAGATGCTGAGATGGATATTATAGAAGTTGATGCTGAGCTTGCCATAAAGACTTGTAAGTATTATAATTACCGATATGCAGTGATAACTCCTAACGACATCGTAATTCCCCCTAAAAATGATAATTTTCAAGAAGATTAGATACCGTAACTTCTTATCAACTGGAAATCACTTCACGGAAATTGATTTCCAACAACATTATACAAATCTAATTATTGGAACAAATGGTGCAGGTAAATCTACTATGTTGGATGCATTAACCTTTGTTCTTTTTAATAAACCTTTTCGCAAAATCAATAAACCTCAGTTAGTGAATACTACTAATGAGAGAGAATGTGTGGTTGAGATTGAATTTTCTGTTAATAATAAAGATTATTTGGTTCGTCGTGGAATCAAACCAAATGTCTTTGATATTGAAGTAAATGGACAACCTCTCCATAAGGAAGCAGATGATCGTTCTAATCAGCGTATTCTGGAAGAAAATATTCTTAAGGTGAACTATAAGTCTTTTACTCAAATTGTCATTTTGGGTAGTAGTACCTTTGTGCCTTTTATGCAATTGACAATATCTAATCGTCGTGAAGTGATTGAGGATCTTCTTGACATTCGCATTTTTTCTGCGATGAATGCTTTGATTAAAGATCAGATTCGAATTCGCAGAGATCAAGTTAAATCTTTAGAGTTGAAAAAAGACACTCTTAAAGATAAAATGAAGATGCAGCAGAACTTCATTGAGGAGTTGGAAAATCGTGGTAATGCCAACATCGATGCTAATAAGGTAAAAATTGATAAACTTTTGGATGAAGAGAATGAATATATCTTGAATAATGAAAGTCTTAATTACAAGATGGAGACACTCCAAGAACAAATGGAGGAGGTCACTGGTGCTGGTGATAAGTTAGTAAAACTAAATAATCTTAAAGGTAAAATCTCCCAGAAAGTATCTGCGATTACGAAAGAGCATAAGTTTTTTACTCAAAATACGGTATGCCCTACCTGTACTCAGACAATTGAAGAAGAGTTTAGGTTAAATAGAATTGTAGATGCTCAAAATAAGGCAAAGGAACTTAAGGAAGGTTACGAAGAACTCGAAAACACTATCAAGTTCGAACAAGAGAGGGAGCGTCAATTCACTGCACTTTCCCAGGAGATTACAAAACTCACGCATGGCATTTCTCAAAACAATACTCGGATTTCCCTCAATCAGAGACAAATCAGAGATCTTGAAAATGAAATTCAAACAATTGCCGAGAACCTTGCAAACCGAAATACTGAACATGAGAAACTAGAAGAATTTAAAGAAAATCTCCAAAAGACAATAGAAGACCTCTCAGACAAAAAACAAGAAATCGTACATCACGATTTTGCTTATTCCTTACTTAAGGATGACGGCGTAAAAACGAAAATTATTAAAAAATATCTTCCGTTCATTAATCAGCAAGTAAATCGTTATCTTCAGTTGATGGATTTCTTCATCAATTTTAAACTTGATGAAGAGTTTAATGAAACTGTTGAATCACCAATTCATGAAAACTTCTCATACTCTTCTTTTAGTGAAGGTGAGAAAATGAGAATTGATCTTGCATTACTCTTTACTTGGAGAGAAGTTGCACGACTTAAGAATTCGGTAAATACTAACTTGCTGATTATGGATGAAGTATTTGATTCATCACTTGACGGATTTGGAACGGAAGAATTTCTTAAGATTATTCGATATGTGATTAAGGATGCTAATATTTTCGTAATTTCTCATAAGTCAGATCTGCATGACAAATTTGAATCGGTGATAAAATTTGATAAAGTAAAAGGATTTAGTTGCATGGTCTAAATAATTTTATACATCTATGATTAAATTATGCACTACAAACCATATAGTCCAGAGTGGCATAGATATAGATATTTGAAGGAAGCAATCGACAAATACCTTGACGATTACGTTGAAAACGATATTATTATGGATGATATTCTCAACATTGTTTGTACTCGTCAAGAACGAGCACATGCCGAATATCATAGACTTGAAGATCTAGAACTTAAACTGCGGGAATAATATGCTATCTACTCAATACAGACTCCGATTGGAGTTCATCTGTAAGAAGATTGCTAACAAGGAAGAAGTCAAACTAGAAGACATGATTTGGGCAGAGAAACTTGCTAAATCACATACAACTGCTAGAGATTGGTTAAACAAAGCACGTCGTCAGGCTGCTCAAGATATTGAGGAGGGCAGCATGGATGATTTTATGAATAAGATGGGACTAGGAGACCCCGACCCATCAAATCATAAAACTGGGTTTGATGGTGCTGATGATATTACTGATTGGTTCAAACAAGACAAACCTGATGATTGGAGGCAAAGAGACTAATGACTAAATTTTTAATGTTCACAAAAGAATCATGTGGACCATGTGGACTTGTCAAAAGATATATCAACGCACTCGGAGATAATCGTGCCGAAGTTATTCAGGAGATTTATCTTGAAGATGTAAGTGATGTACCCATCCCTGAAGAGAATCTTGCACTTGCAAGATCATATGGTGTGACTGCAACTCCTGTTCTTGTTATTGCTGATGAGAATGGAGAACATCTAGAAACTTATACTGGTGGTGTACCTATCACACAAAACATTCGTAAGTTGTGGGACAAGTACAATGTTTGAAAAAATTACACCAGAGACATACGAAAAAATGAATGAAGAGTTTGAGGAGGAAGGTATGGCTTTCCGAATCATTGTTCCCACACAAGACAAACCTGATGATTGGAGGCAACGTGATTGACGAAAATTTTAGAAAATTTGCTGTTAAGATGCAACTGAATAATATATGTAAGATATTGGGTGGTGAAGTTCATCATCAAACTATTATAGATAGCAAAGGTAAAGCATCTAAACGCATTATAATCACATACAGAGAGAAAAATGACTCAAGCATGGATTTACAGTAATGGAAATCAAGAGTGTGAGAGAGCTGGAATGCTTCTCAAAAGCATATATAATGATTTTCATGAGTATACTCTCAATAAAGAATTTACTGAAAATCAATTCAGAGCAGAATTTGGAGTTGAAGCAGAGTATCCTCAAATAGCAATTGGAGTCAATCATAGAGGATCTTTGAAAGAAACACTTCATTATCTACGAGATCGAGATTTAATTCAATGAAAACACCAAACTGGCAACATAACTCAGGAAAGGATAAAAAAGGCAGAGGAATCTGTAAAGGTCGTCTTCGATCTAGAAAAGAATCTCTCAGACA